CTGATTTTATCTTCAAGTCCTTTGATTTCTGCTACCTTTTGTTCCCACTCAAGGTATATATTATTTTGTAAGTTTCCCATTGTCACCTCTCTTACTATGTAATTGCAATTTAATTTCTGTCATACGTGCAGGTACAACAATATCTCTATTACATTTGCCACAACAATATCCAGTATCATGTATAGGTTCAGGGTTGTGACCACCATGCCAGTAGATATGACCATCTTTATCACGATCAGGTTCTATATCTTTTTTACATATTACACAACTTAAATGATAATTCATTTGATTAACTCCTTAAATATTTTATCAGGTATTATAGCGACCCATCTTGGATCACCAGTTTTACGTTTATACATTGCAATATCTTTTCCTTGTAACACTTTGAAAACACTAGGAAATTTATCTACTGCTCTGTATTTTATTTCAACAACATACTCTTTATCATTGATAATTAGTTTGATGTCACCAGTATGCTCACCACCAAGACTACCTGATAGTGGTACTTTTTTAGCAGGTAACTTCCATGAGTTGAATAGTTTTACAAACCAGTTCTCGTGATAGTTACCTTTACGCTTACTTTTGCTTGTCATCAAAACTCCTCATCTGTTGCTGTAATTGTTAAGTAAACTTGCAATGCTTCACACCAACAAAGCAAGTTAAATAGTCTAGGCTCACGCACCATACGTTCCCATTCTCCAAATAGTTTAGTATCAACACCAATGTCTATTGCTATTTGTTCTTGCGAAAGTTTTCTTATTCGTCGCAGAAACACTAGCCTTTCTACTATAGATTTGTATTGATACTTAACTGTGTTTTTCATTTGAAGTTCATGTGTTTGATTTCTGCATCATGCAAAATATCTTCAATCATATTTGATGCTTTAAAGTTTGTTGCTTCCCATAACTCTATTGTTTTGACAATCATTTTTCTTTTCCAAACTTCAGGCTTCAAATAAGTTTTAGGCTTTGATACTTTACTGAGTTCATCAAATAGTTCTGCAAAATCTGCAGGGTGTACTATTCGTGCAATCAATGTACACATCTGCATTTCATTTTTTGTAAATGTAAGTTTCATGTTTACCTCCGTAATTAAATTGTTCCGTAACTTCCTTTCATATAGAACATTGAATTGGGTCTGTTCATATATGATAGCAACTTACTGTTTCTTTCGACAGTAGTTTTGTGTTTATTTTTTACTTCTTGTGGGTGAGATATCCAATCAGTTACTGCATTGTATAAACCCCATTTATTACAACCAATATCTTTTTGATATCTTGCCCAAATATCCATGAGAGTTTGGAATTGTCTTTCATTACGATACCTGCCATCAACTGTTGGTCTTGGTGTGTAAGTAAGTTTATTGAACATTTCATTTGCGTCATGGTGCGTAACTGGTGTGTTATACCATGCACGATAACGTTGCTCATTACTTTTGAACTCTTGTATCAAATGCTCAATGTGTTCAAACTTGTAATAGAATTTGCCATTATGTTTCTGTGTATAGTTGGCAATCTTATCTGCAGTTGTACACCCATTATTGCACCAGTATCGTAACCCATCTGCTGTAATCATAACAGACCAAGCACCATTGTATGAGTTGCGAACTGTGATTCGAAATGCAATGTAGTCCTGAAGAGCAGGGTCTTGTATTGTAATATCTTTACAAGTAAATGTAGCTTTTAACATTGAACCATTTTGCATGACTCTTATGTCTGGCACAAAGTCTGCTGATACTTTTTCCATCATTTCATAAATAGGATCAACGATAGATTTGTGTTCAACTGGTCTGTATGCAGTTGAATGATTGCCTAGATATGTGCCATCACTTTTTTTGTGTATCGACATTCGATCAGGTATATCGACTAAGTTAAATGATAGGTTATCATATTCTCTGTAACCTTTTACTGGTAGAGTGACGATATCGAAATTATATTCATCAAGATATGGTTTCATGTGTTTGATTTGTGTTATGTGATTCATCTCTTTCTCCTTTCACATATGTTGGTTACTCCATATACTGCAGTACATAGACCACAAGTATAACTTAATATAAATAGGTACAACCATTCATCTCCACCTGAATATTCATAGCAGAACATGAGTGATAACATTACAGTTATTGTACCTACAATAATACACATTACATTTATCATTTGATTACCTCACTTTCATTTTACAATTTGAAATAATGAATGCAATTTTGTTTGATTTGCTACTACTAACTTGAGTTGCTACTTCCAACTGCTGTGTGAATAGTATTAGCTGTTTCAAGGTTATTCTTGGTATATATATAGTTAGGTCGTTTGGCTTCCGTTTCTAAAATGGAAGTCGGTTTTGCTTCTTTTGGCGAGTCAAAAGAAGTCGAAGCATAAAAAAAAAGGCAGAGGCTGTTAACCCCTGCCTGATGTTTATTTGCTAGACTTTGAATCTACAATTGAAAGTTTCTTGAGTTGTTGTGCAACTGCTTTTTTGATTGTATCTTCTCTGTCTTTGGCTGAGTACTTTGTACTGTACTTGTTGCCATTGAGATTGTCTTTGTATTCTGCAAACCATTTCTGACCAAAGTCTTCAGTTTGTTTGCCATCATTCCATGTCCAACCAGTTAGAGCATTGAATGTGTTGACAAAGAGATCGTATATGAACAATGCATTTTGGTAAGATGCTGATGCTGTTGTCATGGCTCTACCTAATGCTTCGGTATCTGCATTAGTTGGATTGTTCTCTGTTTCTGTTGCCATCTTATGCTCGATATCGTTGATATATTTACTCTTTGAAGATAAAGACCAAGCTATTTGATTGATAATGCCACCTAGAAAGTAGACAGCGTCACGATTGTAGTAAGGATTGATTTCTCCTGATACTTCGTTGACTCTTCTGTCAGGTGTGTCAAGTTGGTCTGTGTTGATCTCGTCAATTATTAAGCTCATAATGTCAAAGATTCTTTCGTTTGTTGATTTAGACATGTTATTCTCCTTTGTTGTCTAGTTAACGTTATTGTTGATGATTCACTTCAGTTTTTTGGGGAAGCAAATCACATTGTTGTACACATACCAAGTCAAGAGCGTTAGTCAGCTTTAGCTGATAACTGTTATGCAATACTTGGGTGCATAGAAAACAGAGCATAACAGTTACTCTTTACTGGTATGATATGCTTTCGAGCGTAGTTTGCTTCCCCTAAAAACATCACGTTTGGTTCTTTGCGTGTTATGTAAAGAACAACTAAATATGAAGTAATTTCATATTTAGTTTGTAATGACTTTTCTTGAATCATACTCCTTTGCATGCCATACAGACTCCGAGAAACGCAACGATCGGTTAACGGTTTGGGGTCTTAAGGAATGCACTTCAGCATTCCGTGCGATTCACAGTAGCTAGGCAACCCTTGTCGCTTCTTCAGCGACCACTTGCCTAGATACTGATGATTAGCTTAGACTGGAAATCGTTGCGTTTCTGAATCAGTATGGCATGAGGTTGTGTGTATTTGTGTGTGAGTGTGCGTTTGATAAATACCCTTGACAAGGTTTTTGTTTGTGTTTTAAAAAGAGGGGGTAAGGGGGTGTTATCGTGTTGGATAAGATAAGAATGACTAAACGACAAAGGCTGTTAGTTGATACGTATGTAGCAAATGGTTGTAGTATAAAAGAAGCAAGTATTATTGCAGGTTACTCAAGTGGTGAATCAGGAAGAGTGACAGCCAGTAAGACTTTGAGGTTGCCACATATACAAGAGTATATGCAACAAAGGATTAGAGAGACAATAGGATTGAATGCTACGAAAGCCTCTCATAAGATGTTAGAGCTAAGTCAATCAGCTAAAAGTGAGTATGTTCAACTTGAAGCCAGTAAAGATATACTAGACAGAGCAGGGTATAAGCCTATAGAGAAGTCCATGAGTCTAGTCAGTGGTAACATACAAGTTAGTATAGATTTGACATGACTGTCTGTTTAGGATTATGCTTAGTGGATAAGAGCGATATGATGGGGGTGGGGACAAAAAACTGTGCTACCCCATCACAACAACCTCTTATACAAACATTAATATTCAAAAAGGCTCGTAATGGCTAAGACACCTGCATGGACACGAAAAGAAGGAAAGAATCCCAAAGGTGGTTTAAACGCTAAGGGTCGTGCCAGTTATAAAGGTGGCACATTAAAAGCACCAGTCAAATCAGGGGATAATCCAAGACGTGCAAGTTTTCTTGCTCGTATGGGCAACATGAAAGGACCAGAGAGAGATGCTAAAGGAAGACCTACTCGTTTATTACTATCGCTTCGTGCATGGGGTGCTTCGTCTAAAGCAGATGCTCGTGCAAAAGCTAGAGCTATTAGTAAAAGAAATAAAGCAAAGAAGTCTAAGAAAAAAACTTAACCAACTAGAAAAGGAGAAAGCTATGCCAATGGGTAAAGGAACTTACGGAAGTCAGAGAGGTAGACCTGCTAAAAAATCTACTCTTACTGGAAAGCAGAAGACACTTCCTGCAAGTCTGAAGAAAAAAATTTTAGCTTCTAAAAAGAAAAAGTAATGGCAGTCAACGCAGCAGGAAATTATACCAAACCTGCCATGAGACGTGCTTTGTTTAATAGGATTAAAGCAGGAAACAAAGGTGGTAGGTCAGGTCAATGGTCAGCAAGGAAAGCACAGATGTTGGCTAAACAATATAAAGCTAAAGGTGGAGGATATAGATAATGGCTATTCCAAAGAAAAAAAAGAGTGTTTTAAAAAGTAAATCAGATATAAAAAAAATGGCAAACTTAGATAGTTTGAGTTTTAGAAGTTACTTAGAAGAAAGAGGACTTGAGCCTGATTCTATGCCTGAAAAAGAAAAAATGAAAATGATGAAAGAAATGCTCGAAGATTTAGGAATTGATCCTATGGAGTTTAATTATAAATAATGGCACTTGCAAAGTCACAAAGGTCGCTTCGTGCATGGACTAGACAGAAGTGGAGAACCAAATCAGGTAAACCTAGTACTCAAGGACCAAACGCTACTGGCGAACGTTATTTACCTGAAAAAGCAATTAAGGCTCTTTCTT